CCCTGCTGGACGAACGATACGGGAATTCGGATGTTGCTAGACCCTAACCTGTCAACCATCGCCTTAACGTCGGCCTCAGAGGCTTTCAGGTCAGCAGAGAAGCGGTCACGCTTCAGGACAAGCTCGCTAAATATGTTGATTTGCGACATTTTGTTTGACGATTAAGCCAAAAACGGCTTGAATTGAGATCATGTCACTTAAAAGATGCCCCGATTGCGGCGGACAAATGAGTTCCCAAGCCTATTTATGCCCAAAGTGCGGGCGGGCGAGAGATGATATAACACTTCCGGGGCCGTGGTGGGCATGGACCTTGGCGGTATTCGTGATTCTGATTTCAGCCACGATTGCCGCGTTTCGTTTTGCAAACACCTAATTCGCCGCCGCATATTCCTTCACGGATTCTGTCAATGCCAGCGCGTCGATGTTCGTGCTTCCCGTGATTTCGCCGACCAGCTTTGCGAGTTCGGATACTTTCATCCCCGGAAGCATCTGCGGCGAGAGGTTGAATTTCTTGCAGAGCTTCCCGAGCATTTCGTTTCGCTTTGCAACCATTCTCTGCGTCACTTCCTCGGAGCTGACCGGCGTGCCGCGCTCTAGACCAAGCTCAAGAAATACCTGGTCGGGCGTCAGGCGTTTTATTTGTTCCCACCCGAGCCGTCGCCTTCGGAGGGCTTGGAAGATGGGCCGCCAGTCGATTGGCTCTGTTTTTCGACCGGCGGCGCTTTTTTTGTTTGGTACACAAACCGGATGCAATCCAGCAACGCGCGGTGAATGGCTTCCCGATTCTCGAATGTCACAAGTTTGGCTACTTCTTTTCGGGTGATGCCCGGATGCCGAGCGCGAAGCGACAGCCACAAAAGGAACGGAACTTGCGTCCGCGTCAAAGTCTGGATATCGAATTCATTCATCCCCCACGCGAAGCACCCGGCCTTGATATCGGCAAGGGCTTTGGCCGCAAACCGATCTTGGACTTCCGGGGAAAGATGGGCAGTTCCTTCCGCCGCAATGGCGATATGCTGCCGGGCAAATTCGGCCTCTGCGTCGGCGTAATCCTCCAATGCAAACTTGGACAAAACGTAGCCCGGAAGAACGGACGAATCGGTTGCGCCAATAACATCTGATAACTGCGACATTGCTGATTCCTATTACGGGGTTGCGCCGCCGGGGGCGGTGACGGTTCCGCTGGTGACGAAATTGATTCGCGTGACGATCTTGCCCTCGACACTCAACTGCTGCGGCGTATCGCTCACCACGGCGCTGGCGCAGCCCCAATAGATTCCCGCCGTTCCGTTCAGGAACAACTTAACGTTGGTAAGTGTCGTTCCCGCCGTGATGCTGAGCGGCGAGCCAAAGGGGTTGTTGTCAAAATCGAAGTCGATTCCAAACGACCCGGAGAAGTCGCGGAAGGTGGCTTCGCGCAAAGGATAGTTGGATGTTTTGCTGTTGATGAACTTTACAATTTCGGCACTGGAATTGGCGCTCCAGTCAATCAACGGGACTTCGTTGCCGTTGACCGTGCAGGTGCCGGTTTTGCCTGAATGGAAGGTCATGCTGATCTCCTAGAGTTTGGATTACTTGCCTATGATGGTGATGACACCCGCAACGCCGGTCCCGGCCGCCACGGTGATTTGGATCGTCTTGACCGACCCGCTGATGGCGAGGCCTGTCGTGCCTGTGTCGAGCAGCTTTACGCCGCCGTTGGCATAGACGAGTTCGGTTGAGGCCGACAGGATCGGGTTTGTGCCGCCAAAAACCGTGAAATCCTGCCCGGCCGTCGTGCTGGAATTGGTGATCTTGATTGCGTAGACCGTCCCGAAATTCAAAGCATTGCCCAGCGCATCGGTCAAGCTCGTCACGTCGAAAACCAGCGGAGTTCCGTTCGTGACCGTGAATACTGCGCTGTAAATCTTATTGACGTTTCCTGCCGAGCTTCCGACCGTGGCCTGCCTTGCCGTCGCGTCATTGATAACGGCCGTGGCTGGGGCCGGGGCCGCGCCGCCGCTCATATTGCAGGTGATGGCGCATGTAATCGCCGGGTTTGAAAGGACTGCTGCCATGATTTCTCCTAAAGGTTAAATTGCGAATATCGTCCGCTGGTCTAAATCCATTTGGACGGTGATTTGCGATACGCTGACCCAACGCATTGTTCCCCGCTTCCATTCCTGCTGGCCGAATGCGTCGTCATTACTGGCGGTGATGTCCCATGTTCGGATGAATGGGAGTCCGAGATTCTCGCCGGCCTTAAGCATCGCCCGGCCAAACTCGAAGTTCAGGACATTGACGGGCGTTACCCGAAGCAGGTTAAAAGTGGCGATAAGCGGGTAAGTCTGCATCATCGAAAATACACGGCTGTTGCATCCGAACGGAAGCAGCTTGAATGCTCCCTGAAGCAGTGCCACTTCCGGCAAATCTCCCGGCGCAACCTCCGGCTTGAACCGCTCAAACTTCGTATCGGACATATCCGGGAAGTTCCCCGGCTTGACCAATGCGGAGAACTTCGGCCACGCCAAAAGCGCAGCGCGAATCGCCTGATAGGTTTGCGTGAATGGATCAGCCACTGATTGCCTTTGCGATCATCGCGCGAAAACCGGCCGTGATCGGCGCGGTCATCTGATCTAAAATTTCCTGAGTAGGTGTCACGAGAATTGATCGCTGCGGGAGCCTGCCGCCGCCAAGTTGGTGGTAGACGGCATAGGGAACATCGCTGCCTGCCGAAATGCTATCCGGCGACTCCGCGAGGATGTTCCCCGGCGAACCCGGGTAGAGACTGGTGTAAAGCAGGCCGGTGTCGTAAAGGATCGGAAACGGAACGCTCGCGATCTGCCTCAGCCGGTCCATCCGCGTGATGCCCTTGGTTCGCTTAAATCGACCTCCGGCCTTGTAGTACCGCTTGAGCTTGGTTGACGGAGAAATATCCGGCCAAGTCCCATCGCCATGCGAGGCCGACGAGAAACGCTTGCGCATTGCGCCAAGGTACGCTGCCTGCGCATTCTCGAATCCGCCTTTGATATTCTGGTCGCCCATGCCGGCGTCCATTGACGCGGCGGCACGGCCACAGAACGCAAAGAACTGGCTGGCATCGACGGTGAATCCGATGTCCATTAGGTGACTTCGGCATGCTCGGCAGTGGGCAAGACGGGCATTTCGGGAAGCTCCTGCTTAATTTCTTCCATCATCTGCCCGCGAACCATGTTCTCCAGTTCGGGGATCGACCAAGTCGATTTGAACTGCTGAAGATGATTGACGTGGCCAGCGGGCGATTCTCTTCCGCCCTCGAATACTTCATAGGCGGTTCCGTCATCGTCGATCTTGATGGATTCAAGACCCTTGACCTTGAACCCGCCGACGGCTTTGAAAAAACGTGGCATGGGAGATTCCTTTCAACTTATCTCAGCCGCACCGAGTTGATCTGCATCGTCGGAAGGAAGAATTACGCAGTAGCGGTAACTTCTCTCGTGGCGTTCGCAACCACAATCGACCCTTCCGGGTCAACCGCCTTGGCCTGCGCAATCGAATCCGGGCCGAGCGGAATATCCCCGGCCGGTTCGTCAACCTCCTCCACTGCCTTGACGGACAACAGACGGGCAACGTCGGCACCGGGCGGAAGTTGCGAAGGCGACATAATCGACCCTTTCGGCCAGCTATCGACCTGAGTGTGAAGTACACGAAGATTCTTTGGTTTGGAGGATTTGACCCGCGCCTCAGCTTGTGGCTGAGGGAGCGGATCAATCTTGGTTACAACGACTTCTTTTGGCATTGGAATTACTCCTGATTTTGAAATGGAAATTAAACCGTCATGATGACGATCGAACTTGGGAGATACAGAACCGGACCGCCGCTGTGACCGCGATGGCGCTCAATATTCGCGGGCGTTCGCTTTTCCGAACTAATCCCGTTGGCGCGGTCAATCGTGTACGCATAGCTTCCCGGCATGAGGCCGTTGCTTGCATTGCGCGTCTTCACGTACTCGCCGACCTTTGCGCCGCTCACACGCTTACCGACCACGGCCACAACACCGTCAGGGATGAACTTCTTGAACGTGCCGGCTGGCGGCAACGTCGCGAAAGTTCCCGTCTGCTGATACCCCGCGTCGTAAACCTGAATCTGGGGTAGGTTCTGCGCCGCGAAGTATTTGTTTACATCGGCCACGCTGTTGACTGTGCTGCCAATGGACAATCGACGGCCACTCAAGTCCGAAGCATTGGCGTTGTTGAGCAGACGGTTGCTCGTGACGCTGTTCATGTATGCAGTTGCACCAGCGCCCAAGTCAACTGAGTGGCCTGCGGCCTGGCCAAGCTGCTGTACGGCTTGGAAGTTAGTAAGAGGCGTAGCCGATGCAGCGGTTGCCCACGGCGTTGACGCTGTGTAGGTCTGAACCGAAAACGTGTCGCTAAATCCGACCTGCGTTCCGTTCGGCCCATCCAGCTTGATGCTGAATGTCCCCGTGGTGAGGAGAGTCCAGATCGTGGATTCAATTCGATCCAGTTCGCGATTCATGAGCTGGCTATCGGCGTCCAATACAAGATCGGTAACGTCGATCGGGGTGCCGACCGGGGAATAACCCGCGCGCCGGGTCAGTTCTGTTTCGGTGATATCCACGAATTCACCGAAAACGCCGGGTTCATAGGCGTAGGTTTTCATGCCTACGCGCTGAACTCGGGTCGGCGCGCCATCCAGGCCGCGAAGATGCTGGAGGCCGTAGTAGTTGTCCTGCTGGACCCAGCGGACCTCAGCAGCGTTAACGTTACGGACCGGCATAATCTGAAGGCCAAGACGCCCAGCCTCAGCCCGTTTCATCAGGTCCGGTTCGACTTCGGAAAGCTCGAAATTGGTAGGGTAATTGAAGGTAGCCATATTTTTCTCCTAATGGATTTGTGGTTGAAAGGATTAAATCTGCCAGAACCCATTAGCGAGGATTCGAGCGCCCGGAATTCCGGGGAGAATGTCCGCA